CCGTTATAATAATCTGTTGTTTCTAATACTTTACGTTCGAATTGCTCTCTAGCTTCAATGTAACTACATTCAGCTTTTGATTTGCAAATGTGAAGTATCTCTCTGGAAAAGTTTTCGGTGCCTAATTTTTCGATGTCTGAGGTTAACTCTGTGCTTGAACCATAATATTCTCTCCAATCGCTGTCGATCTTTGAGCGGATTTTCTTTTTCTTTTTCGTTCCATTCTTTAATTTCACTGTTTTAGTAGTGGTCTTAGAGAACTTCGCTAGTTTTTTGCCTATGTACTTTCGGCCAGATAGATTATTTGTAATTAAGTAAACAAACCCAACACAGTCTTCGGGTAATTCTTCGACGGGAGCGCCTTGATATATCCAGTTCATGTTAGATTAGTTTTAGTGCCATGTGTTCTATAGTTATGCCTTGATGCTGGTAGTAAAATAATTTGTTATTTGGGGCTGGTTAAGCCATTGCCATGATGATAGCTTCTCGTACAATTCCTGCGTTAAAACAGGATCGCCTGGTAGCTCTAGTGCCTTGATGATTGCTTTAATTTCGTTGTCTATATGCTGTTTGAACCATGTAGGGTCGCGTGGGTTGCTGTCTGCTGGCGCAGGACTGCTATGCTCCCATTTGCTATATTGTTCAATTAACCGTTTTTTAATATCTTGTGGTAAGTGTTGTATCTGTTGATATGCTGGACGAACCAACATGTTAGTCATTACATCAACTTCTCTAGATACGCACCAACGGTATAAATCGTCTAGGGTGTGTACACTTAATGCGCTAGGCACTGCACGTACTGTAACATACACATGCCCTTGTTTACGATGCTTTAGGTATAAATCAATATTGTCTAATACCGTTTGAGTATTTGCGCCCTGTCGAATCAAATCGTTAAGTTCTCCAGTACACTCAATGCTAACACCCACATCCACGTGTCTGAATGCGTTTAGTTTCTGCATCAGTGATTGATTGAACACTGTTCCGTTGGTAGTAAATCCTAGGTATATGTTGTTCTTGCCCGCAAGTAGCAGGCGGTCAATTAGCTGTTCAAAGCGAGGGTTAAGTAGGGGTTCTCCGCCTATTAAGTGTACAAACTCCAAGTCTTTTGACCCACAGATGTAGTCAGTTACATGATCCCATGCTTGCTGATCTTCAGTCCAGTTCATACGAGCGGCACCTCTAAAGGTTCCTGCTTTGATTTCCTGCACTGCAATCTTACTGCTGGCCATTGGGGTACACATTCTGCAAGCAAGATTACATTCGTTACCTAAGCTGATATGAAAGCTGTTTATACGGGGCGCAACCTGTTGGTATTTAGATTGGTCAAATGTTTTGTAGAAGTTAACAGGGTCAATTCCGTCTTTGTGATTTTCCTTGACACGCTTGCTGCTTGATCCCATTGCATCTTCATGATAGCACATGGCGCACAAGGGCTCGGTAGTGCCTGCTAGTTTATTGTCGCGAGCTGACTGTTGATGCTCGCTGTTGATCCATTGCTGGATAGTCATGTTATGTACATTGTGCTTTGCAGCCGCAGGAGTTCCGTAAATCTTATTAGGTTGTGCTCCACAAGTATGATACGTGCCATCGGCATTGATATGCACTTCCTTCCATGGCACATTGCAAAATACTTTATCGATCATTTCTACACTTTATACTACAAACTTCTAAAGGGAAGAGTTCTAATCTAGTTAGGAACTCTTCCCATAATGGATCGGCCAGGATGTCGGACAAGGGGCGGGTCTTGATGCTTAAACGATCGCGATACTTTTCAACAAAATCGTTTTGCTGGTATCCGCTGTTAAACCAAGGACAAGGAAACACCAGCCCATCAACATTGATGAACATTTCCTTTTTCCAGTTCAAACACTTGGCCCAACTGTGTGCATCCTTTTGGTATCTAATATCAAGTACCATACCACGGGCACTGAGGGCACCCTTTTTCTTTTGATAGTTGGGCACGTTGATAACAATCTCGGGCCGTAATGGATCAACGCCGTTGACTTCGTATTGACCGTCAAACTTGGTGCTGTACACTTCGTTGAACTCGTCAACACCTGCGCCCCGCGCAACTTCTTTGATCTCTCTAGTGTGGTGCTCGTTGAAGTTAAAAATAATGTAACTCCAAATGATCCTGCACTCTGATGCGGAACGTAGACTCTTGATACCAGCAATGATACTTTCGAAGTTGCTGTTGACTCGATATAGTTCGTTACTGGCTTGATCCCATCCATCTACGCTAAAGGTAACTGCATCATCGCTAGTCAGCATGTGACCTAGACGATCCCACCAGTCTACACTCTTGTAGCTGCCATTGGTTACAATCTTGACTCGTATCTTGTTGAGTTTCAGGTATGCAACAATTTCCAAGAACTCGGTTGCATAGATAGGATCGCCAACGTCGCCGCAAAACAAGAAGTACTTCATGTTGGCCAGCATAGTAGGCGGAAACGCTGTCATGAATTCATGCAGCGTTATTTCTCTATTGAGCTGTTCGGGTTTTAATTCAGTACGAGGGCAGCGTGGACATTTTAGTGTACACTTGCTGCTGATCTCGATGTGAATGTCTTGTATGTTAAACAATGTCTATGTCTGTGTTATAACTGGTGTAGCCGTTTTCCTTAACAACGTGTAATGTGTTGTTAACTCGCCCGGCTAGTTCATCTTTGTGCGACACAAGCCAAATGCTCTTGTTGCTTTCACGACTCATCTTCTTAAGGATGCCTAGTGCGTTTTCAACACCACTGGTATCCATACCGCTGTCGACTAGCTCGTCAATGAACAACAAGTTAATGGGTTGGTATAAACTTTCCCAAACATCACGGAACGCCCAGCTCAATGACAGAATCAATCGGTTACGCTCACCACGTGACAAGTTGTCAAAGTCTAGATCTCGTCCTAGTTCGGTAATGCTAACTGACAAGTCGTTGTTGAATTTTACAGTATGCGGCAAGCCGATGCGATCTAAGTATTGTCCTAAACGTGCATTTAAGTAGCTCAAGTTCTGATCGATAATGCGCTTACGGATAAAGCTGTCCTTATTGGTCAGCAGTTTAAGTAGGAACTCTTGGTGCTCTTTTAGGCTTACCAATTCGTTCATTACATCGTAGGAGATTTCTTCCAACGCCTGCTCGCTCATTTCTTTAATTTGCTCTGCATACGGATCAGCTTCCTTTTCCTTTGCATTTAATTGTGCAAGCACACTGGCCATACTGCTACGGTGTTCAAACGCATCGCTTTCGCGATCGTAATAGACTTTTGGCGGAGCACCTGCTTCACCAAATTCAGTTAAGGCATTCTTTAGTTCTACTATTTGAAAACCCAGTGCTTCAAAGTCAATAGTAACCGTTTCTAATTCTTTTAGTTTAGCTGCCAATTGAGTTTCGTGATTTTCATCATGCAGTTCTTGTCCACACGCATGGCATTTGTGCTCGTGCAACGCTGCAACTTCTCGCTCAATGCGATCATATAGTTTGCGTTCACGGTCTTGATCTAACTCTGCACGTTTAAGGGCTTTGTTTAGATCGTTGATGTCTTTGACCTTTTGGTTGTACTCACTAAGCTCTTTGTGCGCTTGCAACTCTGCTTCAATATCCAATGTGCTTAACTCATCAAACGCACGTTGGAACTGTAGCACATCACGGTCGTGATGCTCTGTCCACATTTTTTGGCGTCTGCGTAAGCTACCAATTTGTTCTTCAATACGCTTGTTGGCATCGCCCACTGCTTTGATGCGATATTCTTCTTGTGTGATTGCATCTTTAGTGGCCTTAGACAGTTCTTTTAACGACTCTGCCTTTTCACTTAGCAGTGTAATACCTAGCAACTGTTCGATGATAGTGCGCTGATCGTTGGCTTTGAGTGCAAGGAATGGTTCAGTATAAGTGTTAAGCGCAAGGATGTGCTTGAACATATCGTGACTCATACCCAACATACGCTCAATCTCTGCTTGAGTTTCGCGGCTGTCGCCCTGTGCTTCGTCTGTAATTTCTTTCTCAGTGCCGGACACAAAGAACTTCATAATGCCGGGCTTGCGACCACGTTCAATACGATAGTCAATGCCGTCCTTTTCAAAATCAATAGTGACTAACATGCCTTTGCCGTTGGTCTTGTTGATCAAGTTGTCTTTCTTGATATTGGTAAGGGCGTTACCGTACAAGGCAAAGCTCAGTGCATTGATAATGGTCGTCTTACCTGTACCGTTACGTGCGCCCGTATCGTCGCCGCCCAAGTCCAAGTTCTCTCCTAGCACTAGAGTCAAATCGTTACGGTCAAAGTTGACAGCTTGCGTGGCATTGCCCACGCTCATGAAATTCTTCACGGTTAAATCTTTGATCTTAAAAGTCATTAGAGGTTTCTATAGATATCGAGTAGTAGGTTTTTATTGAATTTGCCATTGTCTAAATTAGTAAGCTGACCTGTAACAATTTGGTCAACACTTTCAAACTCTATATTGCCCTGAATTTCGTATTCAGTTAAGTCTGTAACTTTAGCAGGGATTAGGGTGAGTTCGCGTAACTTGTACGTATCAACAAACGTTTCTTTAATGAAAGTTGCTTCTTCGTAGCTGATGTCAATGTCTAAGTTGACACGGCAGTGCATACCAGGTTGCAACATTTTTTCAGTATGAGTGATAACGTCACTGAGTTGGAATACACGATACATAGGCTGATCTGGCCAAGCATGATACTCGGGATCTTTGCCCCACTCTAATATAGTTAGTCCGCGATCATCGTCGCCGGCGTCTGCATAGTTATGCGGAAACGCATTACCGATATACGTGATGTTGCGTTGTGTTTGGCGCTTGTGGAAGTGCCCACTAAACACATGCCCAAAACCTTGCATGTCGTCACCAGTTAGCTCGCCGTGATCTGGCATGGCAACCATGGCGTTCATCAAGTAGCCCGGAAGTTCGAAATGGCCAAACATGTATTGGCCTTTCATCTTCTTTAGCTTTTTGTAATCATCGCCGCACAGCCAAGGAGCAATGGTGACATTGCCATCAGTAAACCAATCATTGCAGATTTGAATGTTGGGAAGATGTTTAGCCCACTCAACACTTTGTACATCGCGCTTATCACGATAATACAAATCATGGTTTCCAGGTATAAAATACACACGTTCAAAATTTGCATTTAGATGCTCTAGTGCTTGCAGGCTGTAGCCTAGTGTTAGGATGTTGATGCTTGCGCGGTTGTTATGCCAGTCGCCTAAAAACAAACAGGTTTCGCACCCTTCTGCTTTGGCTTTGGCTGTAGCCCACTTGACAAAGTTCAAACAGTCCTCGTTGTGTAGAGTACTGTTTGACTTTAAGCCAAAATGGATGTCAGTAAAGATTGCGGCTTTTTTAAATAAATTACTCATTGATTCAGTATAGCAAAAACGTCATAGCAAAATCAAATGGTAATTTACTCATCTCCGTCGTACCCGCCACCACCACCGCCCATTCCCATACCTTGGCGCGTGTAACTTGGGTTTAGGTTGTTCATCTCAAGGATGTCATCTCGCAAGTTCTGGTTACGCTTTTCGATGTTTAGCACACGAGTAAAGCTGTTAGTGATAGCGGCAGTATAATACGCAAAAGGGTTCTGCGATTTGGACTCGTCAAACTGGAGTCCGATTTGGCTGAGTTGCAGCAGGGCTTGGCTTCGCATTTCGTCATTGTATGTGTATCCTCTCCAGTTAGAGCGTGTGGCGTAACGCTCGCATAATTTCATAAACATGTGCGCTAGCTTGCGGGTCATTGCGCCATGATCCTTGCAGTACTCGCCAGTTTCTAAGTCACCTTTCCAGTGGCTTTTGCCCACTACAACAGGTTCGCCTGCTTCGTTGAGCTTGTAATGTAAGAATGGAGGAAAGTTACATTTGGTGTATTTGGTAGTCTTTGCTTCTTCGGGCTCGTCGTACTCACTTAGGATTTCGTCGTCATCGTCTACCCATGCAGCAACTTTTTTGCCTTTTTTACTATCGTCAAGTGGAACATGCTCCCAACTCATTACCCTAAAAATAACATCAGAATCGGCAATAGTATCCAGTTCGATTGCAAATTCATCTAGTTTGCGCTTTGTGCCGTCTGCGGTAGCTAGCTCATGCGCTGCTTTTGCTAAACGTTCTGCTCTATTAGTGCGGCCTTCTAGTATATTAGCCTTGTTGAGCTTTTTCAAATCCGGCAGAATAATGTCGTAATCACCGTAATCTGGTTGTGTGTAGCAACAATAGGTGTTTTTACTTTTATGGATTTCCTTTAGGATGTCTTTGTTGTTGAGATAGTTGTGTTTCATGTGTTAACACTTTCCTTATAATAATAGTACATAATATAACAAATAAATACTACAATAGCAAGAGAAATCATATGTCAGACAGTTTATTTTCGTCCGTTTCTAGCATGTTTAACACAGCTAAGGAGAGCGTTGCCGACGCAATAACTTCTGCTGAGTCTAATCCTGTAATAAGAAAAGCACTCAACATCGTTGACCCTGCACAAACTCGCTTAGCCGCTGCGGGATTACTAAAAGGCGGAGCAAAAACATCTGCTACGAACTCTAGTGCTCCAAATATTTCATTTGCTACTGGTGATACCGACTGGAGATTGAAAATTAGTCTTGCTCAATCCGCTGACTACTTTTATAAAAATCCAGAAGATGCTGGCATTATGAACCCTTTAGCACCAACAGGCGGGGTTATTTTCCCATACACTCCTCAAGTGAGTGTTACCCATGCAGCACGTTATGGCTCACAAAACCTTACACATAGTAATTATACCAATTACTTCTACGAAGGTTCAGAAGTTCAAGCAATTAGTATTAGTGGAGACTTTACTGTGCAAACGGTTGCTGAAGGGCAGTACTTGCTAGCAGCAATTTACTTCTTTAGAGCTGCGACTAAGATGTTCTTTGGACAAGGCAACAAAGTAGGCAATCCTCCGCCAATGGTGTTTTTAACAGGTTACGGTAGCCATTACTTTCCAAACGTTCCTTGCGTAGTTACAAACTTCCAACACACGCTACCGCAAGATGTTGATTATTTGGCAATTCCAGCAAGCGGCGGCCAAACACTAGCCCAAGATGCAGGTAGACCAGTATCAGGCATGACCACTAGGGTTCCAACAAACAGTACACTGACTGTGAGCTTGCAACCAATTTATTCTAGATCTAATCTATACGACAACTTCAATCTTGAAGATTTTGCTGCCGGCAAACTTATCAATGGCAAAGGTGGATACATTTAATGACAACTACATACAATAAGGCTAGCCCTTACGCAGCAACTAATACATTTGGGCAATTCTTAGATCTATTAGAATACCGCGCTATCTCTAAGAAATCTGACGACGTGTCGTATACTATCGATCGTGTTTACAAATACCGCCCTGACATGTTGGCGTATGACTTGTATGGCGACAGCGCATTGTGGTGGGTATTTATTGCACGTAACCCTAACGTTCTCAAGGATCCAGTATTTGGATTTAAGCCAGGTGTGACGATTTACATTCCCAAGAAGGAAACCCTTGTTGCTGAATTAGGAATCTAACCTATGGCAATGTTTAGTAAATTTACCTTAGTAACTGATCCAGTTACTGGACAGGAAGTTGAATTCGGAACTTTATCAAAGTCGGCTCAACAGCAAATACTTGCAGCAGACGAAGCAGCAACCGCGCAGCAGTTGGGCTTATATTCAGCTGCATCGCAAAATGCAGGCACAGCAGTCAACCGTGAAGCATCTCCAGTCAATGATCCAGTTGTGGCCCCTGCGTTACCAGAAGATCCCCCAGTTACCGATGGCGACCAAGCCAACGAACTAGCAGCTACACAAAGCGATGAAGAGCCGATTAGCGACGAAGAGTCGGACATCATTGATTCATCTGACAATTCGCCTACAGAAGACGATGTTGCTGATTTTAATGCTCGACATGCAGCCGACGAAGAAGACGCATCCAACGAGTCAGCAAGTCCTGAATCTAAGACGCAGCTCGGTGAAAGTACTACATCAGTTGCAGCATCGTCCGATATTGAAAAACCTACACCTACTAGAAATCCGTTGCATTCGTATGCCACATACACCTACGGTATTACGTTGTCGGTGTTGAGTAAAGACGCATATAAGAGTTTAGTAAACGGAGAACTTAAAGGTGCATGGCAACCTACGTACAGCTTAATCAGTAGCGGCGGCGGCGAGCACTCTAACCGCAGTAAGTTTTTCCATGATGATTTCTATTTTGAAAATCTTAAAATGACAACCATCATTGGGCCAAGCTCGCAGTCGCGTAACACTAATGCAATTGACTTGTCATTTACTATTGTTGAACCTTATGGAATAACGCTGCTTGATAGGATCATTGACGTATGTGCTGATCCTAAAGTCAATGGTAAAAACTATTTGCAACAGCCGTATTTGCTGGAAATAAATTTCTTTGGTGCAGACAGCTTAGGCAAGCAACATTCTAAGATTCATGAGTTACAAAAGCGTATTCCTATTAAGCTGTTGGAAATGAAAATTCGAGTTACAGCCAAAGGTACAGAATATGCAATGAAGGCGATTCCGTTCAACCACGGAGCATTGTTGGAGTCAGTAAACTCTACTCCAGCAAACTTTGAAATTAAAGCCACTAAAGTTAGCGACTTTTTCAACGGCATGGATCAAAGCGAGATGGCTAAACAAATCCAGCAAAAGAATCAAGCCCGCAGCGATGCAATTTTAGCCGCAGGTATTACTAAAGACGATGACGGAAATGATATTCTTCCGCCGGGTCAAAGAGTTGGATTAGGCGGTGATGAAAAAGCATTGGCCGCAGCAGAAAAAACAATTAACGCACCGTATTCAGTTAAAAGTTTTCCGGGTGCATATAACGCATGGCAACAAAGCGCCGTAGACGGTGCGCACGTGGCAGTGGCAAATCAAATTAAATTTGAATTTGACCCCGCGCTTGACTCAGAGATTGTTGACCCAACTAAGGTGCCATTATACAGATCTAAGATGACTGTAGCAGACAAGGCATCGGAACAGGGTAAAGATACTGCTACTAGCAGCAAAACTCCTACCAATGACTTTGACCCAAAGACGATGTCTTTTAACATCAGCTCGGGTACTAGTGTAGTTGATGTTATTAACATGGTCATGCGCAACAGCAAGTACATCAAGGACCAAGTAGTTGATCCGTTAACTGACAAGAATACATTACCAACTGACACTACAGTTAAGTATTATAAGATCGTACCAAAAGTTGAATTGCTGGATTTTGACGACAAGCGTAACGAGTACGCAAAGTTAACCACCTTCTATGTTAAAAAGTATGATTACTATAACAGCAAGAGTCCCAACTTGCCGGTCGCTAAACCCAAGGGCGCAGTTAAAGAATACAACTACATTTACACTGGTAAAAACATTGATATCTTAGAATTCTCGTTGGATTTTGACACAGCGTATTATACCACAGTGGTTGTTAACCGCGAAAAGACAGAAGCCACTAGTGGAGCAGCAAACGCAGACTCAGGTGATGCTAGTAAAGACAATTTAAAAAATCAGCCAACGCACAATGACAGGGTAGCCAAGGCAACTACGCAACCAGTGAGTGCAGATGCACAGGCAACATCTACTAACGCTGATTCTGCAAAAGCTGTATTAGTTGCCAACGCAACAAAGAGTATTGCAGCATCTAGTCGCGGAGATATGCTTAATGTTAAATTAAAGATTCTCGGTGATCCGCATTTTATTAAACAGGACGATGTTTACGCTAATCCGGGGCATAGTGACTATGCTGACACTAAAACCTTAATCATGCCCGGAACATTAAACATGGATCGAGTAGAGATTTTCTGTAAGATTAATTTTACAACTCCTGTTGATATGGATGATAAGACAGGTTTAACTAGAAAAGATTCTAGATATACAAATGCTGGGTTTAGCGGATACTATAAAATTCTCACGGTAGAGAGCGAATTCTCAAAGGGACAATTTATACAGACGCTTGATTGTATTAGAGTGTTTGATCAAGACACGCCCAACGAACAAGAGCGTGCTCAATCAAAAGCAGAAAAGGCACGCAGAGATTTTGCTCAAACAGATCCTCGTTTGATTAATCAGCAGACAGATGATGAAGATCCGTTTGAAGCGATGCGCAAACAGAATGAAGAGCAAGAGGACGAGCCAATTGACGTTGATGAATTATTTGATACACCGAATGAAGATGCCGGCCAAGATGATGATAACAACAGCGAAGATACTAATGCCAGCGATGAAGGTCAAGCCATTGCAGATGATTTGTTTGATGCGCCAGAGATAGATGTAGACACTCAAATAGCTGAAGACAATTCAAGCTCTGAGCCACAGAACCCGTTTGCATAACAGAGAATATATATATGAGTTCAGATAAAAGATTAGTTAATAGATTACCAGAGCGAGTACGCCGCGAAGACACTCCTGGGGTAAGAATCGACTCGGGGCCGTTTATTGGCATTATTAGAAACAACAATGACCCGACTAGGGCAGGGCGTTTGCAGGTATGGATTCCTGACTTAGGCGGGAAAAGCGATGACCCGTCTAGCTGGCGCACAGTAAGTTACGCTAGCCCATTCTACGGAACGACATTCCAACCGGACAACGTACAGAACAACAAATTTACTGACGTGTCGCACAGCTACGGCATGTGGGCAGTAGTTCCTGATATTGGTAACCAAGTTATTTGTACATTTATTGCAGGCGATCCCAACAGAGGATTTTGGTTTGCATGTATTAACCCTAATTTAAGTCATCACATGGTGCCGGCAATGGGATCGGGTGGCACAGTTGATAATAATCTAACAACCGCGGGCTTAAAAGAAAAGTACGATCCAACCTCTAGCATTTGGCCAGTTGCCGAGTTCAATGAAAACTCAACTGGTGCAATTAAGCCGGGCTGGACTAATAACCCTAGACCTGTACACGAATTCCAAGCTAACATTTTAATTCAGCAAGGACTAGATAGGGACGGCTTACGCGGCGCCATTGGGTCTAGCAGTCAACGAGAAAGTCCTAGTACAGTATTTGGTATTAGTACACCGGGTAGACCTATCAACGATCCAATGGATAATCCTCAATACCAGGCTAAGTTAAAAGCTGGTACATTAACAGAAGCAGACACGGCAATCACCGGTCGAAAAGGTGGCCACACCTTTGTTATGGACGATGGCTCATCTACCGGGGCCGATCAGTTAATGCGTTTGCGTACCGCAGGCGGGCATCAGTTGTTAATGAATGATAGCGACCGCGTTGTTTATCTTGCCAACAGTGATGGTAGTGTTTGGCTTGAGTTCACTGGAGGCGGGCACATCAACGTATTCAGTGCAGCAGGCATTAACATGCGCACTGATGGAGAATTTAACTTACACGCAGGTAAAGACATTAACATGCACAGCGGCGGATCTATTAAGATGAAAGCCGATGTGTCCATCAACAGTCAGGCCAAAGATTATACAATTAAAGCCGGTAACAGTGTAGGCATTCAGTCCGGTAAAGTTGGTGTATTGGCAGATGGCGCCCTGAGTTTGCAGTCTGCCAATGGCGGCTGGTTAAGTGATGGTAAGCTAGCACTACAGGGCAGTAAAGTGTTGCTTAATACTGAAGCACCGGCTACTGTAACACCTATAGAAGATATTAAAACAAATAAACAAACTGACACTGGATGGGATGACGTAAAGGGTATATGGTCTAACCAAGCAGACGTGTTTGAAAGCATTGCTACTATTACTCCATCACACGAGCCGTGGCCACGTGGCCCAGGTAAGGGTGTATCGGCAAAGAAGGCAGTTAGTCAATTTGCTGCGGCACCACAACCAGCAAAGCCTACTAGTGTTTGTGCCCCTCCGGGACAAACGTTGCCACCTAACATCAACAACATTACCCCAAGTGGTGGCAACAATGAAGCGTTGCTCGAGTCTACATTGACTGGATATGGTCTTACTGACAGAATACAGATTGCAGCTATTATGGCACAGTGTGCGCACGAATCCGGTAACTTCCAATTCTTAACCGAGCTTGGAGCTGACAGTTACTTCCAGAAATACGAAGGGCGATCAGATTTAGGAAATAATCAACCGGGCGACGGGTTAAAGTACAAAGGTCGTGGCTTTATTCAAATTACTGGACGTGACCTATATACACAAGCTGGCTCTTATTTAAATATTGACTTAGTTAACCAGCCGCAGTTAGCAGCAGACCCTGCAACAGCAGCAAAGCTGGTATTGTTCTTCTTCTTCCAGTTTAAGAAAAGTAGAACTAACAGTGTTGACTGGAGCGATGTAACAGCAGTGACACGTATTGTTAACGGTGGTACAAACGGACTACCAGACCGTGTTGCTAAATTCTCAGCCTACAAACAAAAATACACCAATGGTATAGTTACAACAGGATCCGGTGGCGTATTAACAGACGGTAGTGGTAATCCAGTACAAACAGGATCAATTAAACTAGATCCGGGTCCGGATATTGCAAAGAACAAACCAGTGGTAAGTCCTGCACCCGGTGAGTCAATGAAGAAACAAGATGCCCCTAACCCAGGAGCTATTACGTCAGATGAGCCTAAGATCCCTGGTTTAATTCCTACGCAAATGAAAGCGTTGATGATTGAAATTGGATTTGCAGAATCCAATTCGGACTACGCTGCAAAGGATACTGAGTTGAATAGAATTGGACGTTATGCGTTTAATGCCAACTTGTTGCGCGACAACGGGTATATCAAGCCAGACTATGTTAAAAAGTACAAAGGAGCAGCGATGTTCCAGGCAGGCGCATGGACTGGTAAAGACGGTATAGCAGATGCAGATGGCTTTGCAGGAGCAAAAGGAACTCAAGATACATTAATGGAGAAAATCCTTAATGATTACTATACATCATTGGTAAGCAATCGCGGTATTCAGATACAAGACGATGTATGTACTGTTGCGGGTATGATGAGCGTTGCATACTTCTTACGAGATAGCGAACGCGGGTTCTTCAGCGGCAACCCACCTGATCAAGCCAAGTTCTGGAGAGAACAGGGTAATAATATTACCAATGAGCAGAAGCAAACTCCAGACACTGCATATAATCAAGGTCGCTATGCAATCGACGTATTAAGTATATCAACTGCTGGCGCATCTAGCGGAGCTGTTGGAACTATAACTCCATCAACTACTGGCATTGACCCTAACGAGGTGTTTACATTTACAAACCGCAGCGGTGACGCAGCTCACTTTGATGTTGCAACAGTTGACTTTAAGGATCGATTGCTACAAGCTGCCCGCGACTACAAAGCAGCAACCGGCAAGAAAGTTACTATCAGTAGCACGGTGCGCACACAGGATGAGCAAACGTCAATTTACGATGGCTGGATTGCTGCTGGCGGCCAATTGCCAGGAAACCCAACAGTTAACGTTAATCCGTATGGCAACATTAGCCGTCCGGTTAAGACAGTCGGAAACCACGGACTAGGTATTGCAGCAGACATTGGGGTAGCAGATGCAATCGCAATGGAAAGCATGGGTATATTGGCCAAATACGGCTTATATAGATTCGATCCTGCAGGCGACCCACCTCACATTCAGTTAAAGCCTGAATTGCGACCAGCTAATTTAGTTACTATCCAGAGCTTACCTGGTAATAGCACAGCATAAATATTACTATGGTAACTTATCGCGGATTTAACACAATTAACCAAGTCAAGAAGTTTAGATTAACAGATCTCGACTTGGTTAAGCGCAACCTCTTAAATCATTTTATGATTCGCAAAGGGGAGAAGCTAATGCAGCCAAATTTTGGCAGTATTATCTGGAACATGTTGTTTGAACCACTAACTGAAGAAACTAAAAAAGTTATTCTAGATGATGTAACAACAATCGTGGGGTACGATCCACGAATTGCAGTAGACGAAGTTATTATTCAAGAGCTAGGTAATGGGCTACAACTGCAAATAGCGTTAACATACAAGCCAGCAAATACAACAACAAACATGACGTTAGCGTTTGATAAAAATAGTCAAACGCTAACTATGTCTTAATAGTACCACTTTTTACACGCCATAAATACTGAATAAGGTATAGATATGGCTACTACTACACGTCAAACAAGTTTACTTGTCCAACAGGATTGGACAAAATTGTATCAAACTTTCCGCAACGCGGATTTCCAAAGTTATGATTACGAAACACTACGCAAGTCAATGATTGACTATTTGCGTACATACTATCCTGAAGATTTCAACGACTTTACTGAATCTAGTGAATACATCGCATTAATTGACTTAATTGCGTTCTTAGGGCAGAGTCTTGCGTTCCGTACAGATTTGAATGCACGTGAAAACTTCTTGGATACAGCAGAACGACGCGACAGCGTATTAAAGCTAGCCAAGTTAATTAGTTACAATCCTAAGCGAAATTTGCCTTCCACTGGATACTTAAAAATCAACAGTGTAAGCACAACAGAAACAATTACAGACAGCAACGGTCTAAACTTAGCCAACTTGTTAATTGGCTGGAATGATGCTGCAAACGAAAACTGGTTAGAGCAATTTACTTCTATTATTAACGCATCTTTATTGAGTAGCCAAGTAGTAGGCAAGCCCGGCGCAAGCAACACTATCAACGGTGTATTAACAGACGAATATGGTATTAGCATTGTTCCTGGTGTACTCCCAGTCTACAAGTTTACATCATCCATTGAGGGCATTAACATGCCGTTTGAGGCAGTGAGTGCAACTAGCTATAACCAAAGCTATATCTACGAAAAAGACCCAAAGCCAACTGGTGTGTTCAATATCTTGTCTCGAAACGACAACCAAGGCAATGGATCAAACAATACTGGTTTCTTTGTTTACTTTAAACAAGGTGAGCTGAAGTCATTGGACTTTTCTCTAACTGACAGTTTGCCTAACCGTGTTGCTAATATTAACTTTGATAATATCAATGACATCGACGTTTGGTTGTACCAATTAACTTCATCAAACATTCCAGGCGCAAAGTGGACACAGATTCCAGCAATCGGTGGATTGAATGTAGTATACAACCAAGAAAGTCGGCGTAACTTATATCAAGTTGCAACTCGTGCAAACGATCAAATTGACTTGGTATTCGGTGATGGCGCATTTGCAAACGTACCGCAAGGTAACTTCCGTTTGTACTATCGTCAAAGCAACGGATTGAATTACAAGATTACTCCTGATGAAATGCAGGCTGTGAGCTTTACTATTAACTATGTCAGCCGCACTAACCGCATCGAGACCCTGACTATATCTGCTAGCTTGAACTACACAGTTACAAACAGCAGTGCAAAAGAGTCCATTAACGATATTCGCACAAAAGCACCTCAACAGTACTATACTCAAAACCGTATGGTAACTGGCGAAGACTATAACACATTGCCGTTTACTAGCTTCAATAACATTTTGAAAGTTAAAGCGGTAAATCGTTCTAGTTCAGGCATTAGTCGTTACCTTGACGTAGTTGACAGTAGCGGAAAATATTCTAGTACCAACATCTTCGCACAAGATGGTATGGTTTATAAAAACTATCAGAATACCACAACGTCGTTTACGTATTCAACAATTAACGATATTAACAAGACTATCTTTAACATTGCAAAGCCAATGATTGCAACTAAAGAGTCGGTGCATTTGTACTACAATACCGCAGCAACCTTTGTCCCATCTACTACTGCAAATTGGACGAAGGTTTCTATTGCAAACGGTACAACCACCGGATATTTTAACGCAGGTACTAATATTGGAATTGGCGCAACCGGTAATTACCAATACATCACCATGGGTGCATTGATTAAGTTTGTGCCGCCTACTGGATTTTACTTCGACAAGAACAATCAGTTGCAAGCGGGTACTCCTTCTCTAAACACGGACAAGACTTACATTTATGCGTCGGTTGATTCTACATCATCGCCAACATTGGTAGTGAGTCAGATTGTGCCAACTGATGCAATAATTGAATCTATTATTCCAGTCTTTAAGAATGATTGGACAACCTTGCTAATTTCAAATATTGCGAGTCAGATCCAAGCTAACAAAAACTTTGGCGTAAGCTACTCTGTTCTAACACCTGGTGCGCAACCAACATGGAATATTATTCCTAACACTAATCTGAGCTTAGGTGATTACAGCCTAGCTTCGGCAGGGACTGCAACAGACACCAGCTGGTATTTGGCATTCACATATAACAACGGTCAGTATACTATTACTCAGCGTAATTTGTATTACTACATTGAAAGCGTATTAGAAACACGTTTCTATTTTGATCCTAAAGTTAAAACTTACGACAGTAACACTGGCTTGATTCTCAAGGATCATATTAAGATTCTAAAGACCAACAGCATGCCGGATTCGTCATCGCCGCTTACTGTTGACCAAAATTGGTATGTATATAACAGCATTGTGCAAGCCGATGGTTACCAAGACACCAAGAAAGTATTGATTACTTTCCCAGACACTAATAACGACGGTATCCCGGATGATCCTACATTGTTTGAAACTTTAGTAGCACCGGCGGTGAACTCGTTTAACAAATATGTATATTTCAAGCAGGTAGTAAGCTACAGCAGCTTCATTGATTACGTTGTAGTTGACGCAGGCACGATTGTTGCTACATACGGAACTAAAACAGCAATCTCATTGAATGCAAGTTTATACAACGAAACTCAAATCTTCTACGCATTCACGGAAAATAAATTCTATGTGTTAACTAACGGAAACCTAATAGAAAACACTCAATATATTGCTCGTGTTGGTCGCCAGGACTTGTATTTCCAATATCGTCATAACAGTCCTAACAACCGCCGTATTGACCCAAGTCCAAATAACATTATGGATTTGTATTTGTTAACAAAGACTTACAACACATTGTATACCGCATGGATACGCGATAGCAGTAATAAAATTTCTCAACCAGTGGCTCCAACAACTGAAGAGTTACGTGTAGATTTTAGTACGCTAGAGAACTTGAAAGCCATGAGCGACACAATCATTTATAACTCAGCTAAGTTCAAGCCAATCTTTGGTGCTAAAGCTCCAACAGCATTGCAAGCAACGTTTAAGATTGTTAAGAACCCCAATGTGTCAGTTAGCGATAATGACATTAAGAGTCAAGTGATCTCAGCTATTAACGCATACTTTGACATTACTAACTGGGACTTTGGCGAGACGTTCTACTTTTCAGAGTTGAGTGCATATTTGCATAACAAACTAACTCCTAACGTGAGCAGTATTATTATTGTTCCAAGTTCGGGACAGGGGCAATTTGGTGGCTTGTATCAAATCAATGCAGAACCAAATGAAATCATTACTAGTGCAGCTACAGTTGATAACGTACAAATTATCAGCGCAATCACCGCATCACAATTGAACCAGACTGCATCTGGGTTAAATATTGTATAAGACATAAACTGAGATAATAATGGCAGCTACAAAAACAATTAACTTTTTACCTGAGATTTTTCAAACCGACACAAACAAGAAATTTCTTAACGCAACCTTAGACCAATTAATTAGTGAACCTAATTTTAAAAAGGTCAACGGATACATTGGTAGAAAGTTTGCGCCGACGTTTAAAACAACAGACAGCTACATTAACGAAATTGATGCAGCTCGTCAAAACTATCAGCTTGAGCCAAGTACTGTGATTGTTAACCCACAGACCGACACAGTTGATTTTTATAGCAGCTATGTTGATTTAATTAACAAGATCAAATTCTACGGCGGTAACGTTGACAATCACAGCCGTTTATTCTCTAACGAAATGTACAGTTTTGATGGCAAATTTGATTTTGACAAATTCATTAACTTCTCTCAGTACTACTGGATTGAAAATGGCCCAGATTCGGTTATGATCAGTGCAAGCGGTGTACCAACTGAATACACATGGGACGTAACAATCGATTCTACAACTGGCGCATATAATTTTGCAAGTAAAGCCGGTGCAGACAATAACCCAAACATCACGCTAGCATACGGCGGTAAGTACACTTTTAATGTTAAAGCTGGCGAATTCTGGATTCAGGCTAAGCCTGGTACTAGCGGATTTGATAGCGATCATCCAAACATCAATGTGCGTCAAGTGCTTGGCGTAACAAACAACGGTGCAACCACAGGCTCAGTTGAGTTCATTGTTCCGCAACCTAACGGCCAATCTCGTTACACTGACATGCCATTGGCACAAAGTGTTGACTATGCAACTACGTTGGCTTATAGAGATATTAATGGAGCAACGTCTGCAGATTTCATTGCTCAATTCAACGGATTCGACGGTGTAGCAGCAGCAATTAACGGCAAGAAAATTATCTTTGTTGGCAGCGAGATCGACGATTACTTCTGGACTAGTGCATTAACAAACAACGACGTGGTGCCAACCGTTGATCGCTCTAAGACTTGGCAAGTTCAAGTAGATCAGAATACTGACGTTATCACATTAGTACCTGCAGAAATTGTAAACAAGAACGAACGTGTTTACATTAAGTCGGGTAACTCTAATGCAAGCAAGAACTTCTTTCTTGACTATACTGGATTTTACAAAGAAGTTCCGTTACTAACTGCACCGTTAAAAACTCTATTTTATCAAAACTCATTGAGCGGTTTATCAGCCGGTCTTATTTCTCTAGTGGATCCAGCAAGTGCAGTAATTGATCCATTGTCGGATATTGTAGGACAAAAATCCTACATTAGCCCAACTGGTGTGGTGTTCACTAATGGACTTCGCATACGATTTGATACCACAGCAACCGGCGGGTATGCAGATAACGAATACTATGTTGAGGGTGTGGGGTCTGCAATTAGGTTAGTACCAGTGTCGACATTGATTGCACCGGAATTGCCGAACTTAACAGCACACGACTACTTAACTATTAACCGTAGCAGTCTAAACGTTAACGCATGGAGTCGCAGTAATCGTTGGTTCCACGTTGATGTGTTGAAAGCCACCGCTGCGTATAACAACGAAGATCTAGTATTAGACCAAACGCTAAGAGCAAGTCGCTCAATTATTGAATTTGAACCTGACGTGCAGTTGTTTAACTATGGATTCGTCGCAAAGAATCCTGTTAACATCTTTGATACAAGCATTACTAATGCGTACACTCAGGTTGAAAACAAATCTACAAACAACGCATCTACTCTAACAGTAACCAATGGCGGAACTACTCTAACACTAACCCACGGCGACAGAGTAATTTTCTCTAATGATTCAAGCCCAACTGTTAGAAGTAAAATCTACGTGTTTAAAATCGTAGACATCAGTGAAAACATTAACGTCCAGCAATACATTGGCAATATTGTTGAAGCCGACGATGCCGAGATTGTTGCCCGCAATAACTTATTGGTAACTGGCGGAGATAGTGCTGGAAAAGAAATCTGGTATGATGGCACTAGCTGGCACACCGCCCAGCAAAAAACAGCAGTAAACCAAGCACCGTTGTTTGACATGTACGACGAAGCTGGTCGCAGCTTTGGTGATACAAACTATTATGTTAATACCAGTTTTATTGGTACTAAGTTATTTTCCTACAAACCTGGAACTGGCGCGAACGATCCTGTGCTTGGATTTCCATTAAGCTACCGCACGTTTAACAACGTGGGCGATATCCAGTACGAAAACAACTTTGATGTTGATACGTTTACATACCTAGTTAGCCCTTCAACTAAAGTTGAGAGCATTAACACCGGGTATCTACATGTAACTACAACCATTGATTCACACGAAACAACTAACATCTGGACAAAAACAACAGAGGACAGCAAACAGTATCAAATTATTCGTCACACTGCTGACGGTACTAACAACTTATTTGAAATTGATATATTGCCTAACCCAAGCGCAGATATACCTAACGTTAAAGTTTTAGTAAACAGTAAGGTAATAGATGTAAACAACTTTGGGTTGACACAAGTTGGGGCACGTTATGCAGTGTTGATTAATCCAACAATGTTAGCCGCTGGCGACAGCGTTGACTTGTTAATCTACAGCGGCAGCGTTAGCAAGTTGGGCTATTACCAAGTTCCATCTAACCTAGATAACAACTCGTTGAACGGGAACTTTACTTCGTTGACATTGGGGCAAATTCGTAACCATTTGATTACAATAAGTCAAAATTCTCAATCCGTGACTGGTACAGTACCCGGTAACAACAACCTACGAGATATCAATATCAAAGCCAACGGTGGTAGCATTTTGAAACATGCTAGCCCTGTGGTATACAGCAGCTTGTTCCTAGTTGATGGGACTATGAATTTTGTCGATGGTCTACGCCATGCACAAAAAGAATACGCTAAGTTTAAGAATAAAATTCTTGAGTTATCGACTCAAATTGAAATTGATGTAAACGACATTGCTGGGTCACTTGACACTATTATTGGTAACATCAATGCAGTAAAGAATTCTAACTTCCCGTGGTACTATAGTGATATGGCTCCGTGGGGACAAAACAAAACTACACTGCCACCATACACTGTATTGGATCCTCGTATCCGTGAGTATGAATTAACTAAGATCTTTAACGACACTGAGTTAAGCAACCTTGCGGTGTTAGTATATTTGACCCGCACAGTCAACGGAGTAAGCACAAAAGAGTTGCTAGTCAAAGGACAAGACTATGTGTTTAACAGCGACCGTCCTACTATTACAGTAGTTGACTCGTTTAACTTAAACTACAATGACATTATTACCATTGTAGAATACAGCAACACTGATGGTAATTACATTCCTGAGACTCCGTCTAAGATGGGCATGTGGACTACATCGGTGCCTCAGATTTATTCTGATGATACTTTTGCTAGCGGCCCTGTGATGGTAATCCAAGGACACGACGGTAGCATTACTCCTGCATTTGGAGATTATCGCGACGATATCTTGCTTGAATTTGAACGCAGAATCTACAACAACATCAAGCAGGAATTAACTCCATCAGTGGTACAAGCAGGAAGCCAGTTCCCTGGACGCTTCCGCGTGACAGACTACAGTCTAGCTGAGTTTAACCAAGTTCTAAGTTCTAATTTCTTGAGCTGGGTTGGTAATAATAGACTTGACTACACTACAAACAACTATTTCCAAAGTAACAACCCTTGGACATGGAACTACAAAAATTTCAAAGATGTACTAACAGGCGATTACCTGCCAGGTACATGGAGAGCAATTTTTGATTACTTCTATGACACAGACCGCCCTCATACTCACCCATGGGAAATGTTAGGGTTCACCGAGAAGCCATCATACTGGGATGACCGTTACGGAGCTGCTCCATACACCGGCGGTAACTTAGTACTGTGGACCGATTTGAGCTTGGGATATATCCATGCTGGAGACCGTGCTGGTATCTATGCAGAGTTTGCTCGTCCTGGTTTATTAAATATCATTCCGGTAGATGACAACGGTAATTTGCGTAGTCCTGAAAAATTTGCAGTACTAGATTTTGATAGTTCAAAAGCAAACTCTAGTTATGCAGTGGGCGATTTTGGCCCAGTGGAAACTGCATGGCGTCGTAGCAGCGATTATCCGTTTGTGCTAATGCAAACGCTAGCTCTGCTAAAACCAGCATACTTCTTCTCAAACTTTGCTAACATTGACCGTTACAAGTACAATAATAGTATCGCGCAGTACTTGGTATCTCCTGGTAACCAACACCTTACACCTACTAGCTTAGAAGTAAACGGCTCAGTGGATTCCACTGGTGCTATCCAGCGCACTGCTGGTTATGTTAACTGGATTAGCGATTACCTAAAGAATTTGGGGATCGGCGACCCTCAGACTAAAATCAAAACTTACTTGAAAAACTTGAATGTACAGTTGAGCTACAAAGCGGCTGGCTTTACAGACAAGCGTTATATCAACCTGCTAGCAGAACAAGGTAGCCCAAATTCAACTAGTGACAGTATTATTATTCCTGATGATAACTATCGAGTTGAACTGTTTAAATCGGTTCCTACTAACAAGATTGCGTACAGTGCGGTTATTGTTGAGCGAAGCCAGAATGGGTACACAGTAAGCGGATACAACCTAAGTGGTCCTTACTTTACTATTGTCCCTAGCTTATCTAACAACAACGCCTATAGTATCACCGCTGGTAAAGCAACAGGGGTAATATACAAAGACTATCAGAAAGTTCGTGTACGAGTTCCGTACGGCTTTGAATTTAAGACAACTCAAGAAGTAGTTGACTTCCTAGTAAGCTACCAACGTCAATTGCAAAGCCAAGGGTTCGTGTTCACAGAATTTGATAACGACCTAGGTGCAAAACAAGACTGGATATTGAGTGCAAAAGAATTCTTAACTTGGGCGCAACAAGGATGGCAAGCAGGTAACGTTATTATCTTGAGTCCAGTTAACCAGTCACTATCAGTTAAGACAGCAAACACAGTAGTAGATGAGATTACAAACTTCCCAACAGGATCTAAAGTACTAGACCCTAACTTTAGCGTAATTAAGCCTAGCGCATTCTCGGTAATTCGTGAAGACAATACGTTTAATATTTCGACCACAAAGGGACAAACTATCGCGTTTGCAGAATTGCATCTAGTGCAATACGAACACGTATTGATCTTTGATAACAAGACTTCGTTTAACGACATCATCTATAGCCCAGACACTGGTAACAGACAGTTCCGATTGAAACTGATTGGTAGTAAAACTGCTGACTGGACAGGCGCATTGAATCCAGCTGGTTTCATTTACAACAATAACAAAGTTGATGAATGGCAACAAGGCAAGGACTATAAAAAAGGTGCATTGGTTTCCTACAAGAATAGTTACTATGTTGCATTAGGCAAGGTAGTTGCGGCTGACTTGTTTGACATTAAACAATGGAAGCAAATTAATCAGAACAGCATTAAGACTGGTCTATTGCCTAACTTTGCAACCAACGCTGCAAAATTTGAATCTATTTACGATATCAACAATCAGCCAATTGATGAAGAACTAAACTTCTATAGTAACGGGATCACTGGATTCAGAGAGCGTCAATATCTAACTGATTTGGCACTTGACGTAGAAACACAAAGCAAGTTCTATCAAGGATACATCAAGCAAAAGGGTACAAAGAACGCGATCCTTGCACTAGCTCAAGCACAATTAGCTAACATCAGTAACGAGATTACAGTTACAGAAGAGTGGGCATTGCGTGTTGGTGAATACGGCGCAACTGATAGTGATCGTTTTGTTGAATTGCAACTTGATGAAGCAATTATTACCAACAACCCTGCTCCTATTCAGTTGTTGACTGATAACGAAACTCCTGTATATGGCGTAGCACACTATTATCCTCGTGAAGTATACAGAAGCTCATTAACACATACTCCGTCTATGTTTGGGGATTATGTTCCAACTGCCGATGATGTAGTATATCCAACTGCGGGTTACGTAAACATTGATGACGTAGATGATACAATATTTGACATCCAGAACTTTGCAGATCTAGGTAACGTACTAAACAAAATTGGTACTGGATACACTATCTGGGCAGCTAAAGGATTTAACGGCGATTGGGACGTTTACCGCGTTAGCGAAACTGAGTGTGCAGTAACCGGACTATCATATAGCATCAACAACTATGCAACGGTTACCACAAGTGCAGCGCACAATTTAACCATTGGCGATATTGTTGCAGTTCGCAGATTTGATGACAGATTTGATGGGTTCTATCAAGTATACGCCATTAATGGAATCAATAGTTTCACTATCGGCCTACGTCAAAATTACAAACTACTAAGCCAGCTACAAACTGTATCAGGCAACGGCATTTTATTTAAGTTAGCAAGCGGCCGTATTGCAAGCCCAAGCGAAGTAGATTCGCATACACCATTGTATGGATGGGTCCAGAATGATAAGGTATGGGTTGACACACTAGACACCGCAGGCAACTGGGGTGTGTACAATAAAACTAGTCCGTGGAATTCTGCTACAAAGATTTATCTGAACAGCAGTGAATACCAAGGACAGGATAACTTTGGTCAAAGTTTAAAAATTTCCAGTGATGGAAAAACAATGTTTGCTGGTGCACCAAATAGTGGTACTGGACGTGCAGCAATTTTCTTAAAAACCACAGCCGGCGAATGGCTAGAGAACAGCAACTTTGTAGTAAGCAGCACTGGTACCAGTGGCTTTGGTCAAGTGATTGACGCGAGCAATAAGTCATTTGTTATTGCTGCGCCGAGAAGTTTATCAAACACTGGTTATGTTTACGTATACAGTGTTGACGTGGCCACGGGTGTTTCGATGAGCCAGGTGATAACAGTGCAAGGTGGACAGGCAAATGATTTGTTTGGAGCAAGCCTTGCAGTTAGCCAAGACGGCAACTGGTTATACATCGGTGCACCGGGTGCAGGAAAAGTCTATGCGTATGGTTTGTTAACCTCAGCCACCGCTATTCAGACTCTGACAGCCACCGGTAGCAACAATGACTTTACATTAACTAATCAAACAATCACTGATCCAAGTGAATTGTTGGTTAACAGTAACACAGCGTTAGTTCCTAACGTTGATTACACAATTATTAACGTTAGCGGAACATACAAGATTCGATTCTTGGTCAACGGAGTTGCTACTCCACCAGCAGCTGGTCCAATCTTAGTGACCGTACACTCTCGTTACAAACTAATTGATACATGGACTCAGGGTAACGGGTTCGGTACAAGTGTTGCTTGTAACCCTGCAGGTGACCAAATTGCCATTGGCGCAAACACCGCAACTGTTGGCGGCATTGCAAATGCTGGTAAAGGATATGTATACGACCGTATGGTTGAAGGTTTCTATGCAAACGGTTCAAGTAATACATTCATTCCTGTTCGCCCAATTGGTAGCACACGCAGAGTAACTGCAAACAATGTTGAACAAGTAGCAGGCATTGATTACAATATCATTGGTAACAACGTTCAGTTTGTGACTGCACCAATCGCGGGTACTTTGATCAACATTGAAACTAACCAATTTAACTTAATTCAATCTGTATCTAGCAGCACAGCAACTGATGGTCAACGCTTTGGTACAAAAGTAGTTATTAGCCCGGACTCTACTAAAATTTACTTTAGTGCTCCGTACTTCAACTTACCGTACTACAGAAGCGGCGCAGTATACACCTTTGCAAACCAAGGTCGTCTATACGGATCCATTGTTGGTACAGTGGCGAACCCAACTGTTACTCCCGGGCACAGTATCCGAGTTAACACAGTTGAAATTCAGTTCACTAGCAATACATTAGCACACGTTATTAGTAAAATTAACGGTGCTGGTATCCCTGGTATCACTGCGTTTAATGACAATGGACACCTAAAGATTGTGTCTGCTCGTGTTACTTCGTTTAACAACGTTGGTGTTCTTACCAAGAGCAACAAGCTAGACGTGCTACCAGGTAGCGGAACAACATTGGCCCCTGGAACAGGAACAGCACTAGCTGACTTGGGGTTGACAATTTTTGTACAGACACAAACAATCACACATCCAGCAAGCAATGAGAACGAATTCTTTGGTTCAGCACTTGCAATTAGTGATAATTCCACTACGTTGGCCATTGGTAGCACCGGAGCTAAGACAATTAACGGAACATCGTTTGATTCAACAGAAACAACGTTTGACGTGGGCAGCTTGAACTTTAAGGATGCGATTGCTAACAGCGGCGCAGTATACATATACGACTTGATGGACAACCCATACGAATCAATTGATAATCCAGCGTTGTTTGCTTATGTACAACAGTTGCAAGCACCAGCACTAGATGATAATTTTAACTTTGGTGCGTCAATCGACATTGTTGGAAATTATATTGTCGCTGGAGCAATTAATGATTACTCGATTACTGCAAGAGGCGGTAGTATCTATGCGTTTGAGAATACACTAGGCACACAAGGTTGGGACCTAATTCGTTTCAACGAAACTCGTGTTGAACCAAACAGCATTGATAAGTTATACATCTACAACACAAAAACACAAAACATTACTTCTAGATTAGATTATTTTGATCCAGTTAAGGGTAAGTTGTTGGGCGTTGCACAACAAGATATCGATTATGCGTGTGTAGCTGACCCAGCAATTTACAATGATGGTACTGGAGTTGATACTGGTCCAACTAGTAAGTTTGACACAACCTTCCACTGGACAAATGCGCAAGTTGGCAAGACATGGTGGGACACAGATCAGATGCGTTTCATCGACTACGAACAAAGCGACATTGTTTATCGCAGCAAGCACTGGGGTGAAATGTTCCCAGGTAGTACCGTTAAGGTATACGAGTGGGTAGAGAGCAGTGTATTACCAAGCAAATACGTTGAAAACGGCGGTAACGGCATTCCTAGAGATGAATCCAATGGTGCATTTGTTAGCTATACATTTGTTGATGCAGCAACAGGCCTGTTCAAGACATTGTACTATTTCTGGGTGAGCGATAAGACAACAGTTGATGTTATTAAAACTAACAGAACAAACAGCGTAAGCACTATACAACAAATTCTTAAGAGTCCCAAGGATCAGGGAATTGCGTATGTTGCAGCACTGGCTAAAAATGCAATTAGCTTATATAACGTAAACTCATACCTAACTGGTACTGATGCAGTTCTGCATATTGATTACAGCCCTGCAACTAGCACAAATATTATCCACAGCGAATACCAATTGGTTGAGGAAAATAGCGATGCGACTCCAATTCCGGATCGTATCATTACTAAAATGCAAGACAGCTTAGCCGGTCTTGACCGTGCGGGACTAGTGGTACCAGACCCACAGTTGACAGCAGTCGCGCAGGTTGGTATTGATATCCGCCCACGTCAAACAATGTTTGTTGATCGTCTTGCAGCACTGGAGAACTTTGTAAAATATGTAAACAGTATTTTTGCATTGTATCCGATTGTTGATAGCCGTGACATTTCTACACTAGAAGCCGGAGCTCCAATTCCAGCTGCCGGAACAGGTGCATGGGACGCTAAGATTGCAGAACGTGTTGAGCTAGATTACATTGTAACCTCAGCCCTAGCTGATGGATACAAGATCCTAATTGAGTCCGACAGTGAGCACAACAATCTGTGGACAATCTTTAAATGGGTAGCAGCAACACAAAGCTGGTTCTTGGTACAGATCCAAAGTTTCGCTACTAGTATCTATTGGACAAAGATTGATTGGTATGCAACAGACTTTGACTACACACAAAAGCCAACATACACCATTGATCGCTATTACCAGCTTGACAAACTAGCTCTAGCAGTTGGTGACACTATCAAGCTGAACGACAATGGCGCAGGCCGATTCGTCTACTACAGAGTTGCTAGCGATATGTCGTTAACTCAAGTTGGCATTCAAGACGGAACCATTGAGTTGTCTAGTAACATCTACGACCTAGAAGCGGGCAATATGGCGTTTGATAACGACAACTTTGACACTGTTCGATTCGATCAGAACCCTAACCAAGAAGTTCGCTATATTTTTGATAGCGTATACAACGACATCTTCACTAAGGATATCAAAGTTGAATTTAACAAGCTATTCTTTGGTTTAGTAAATTACATCTTCAGCGAACAAAAGTCTACAGATTGGATCTTTAAGACTAGCTTCATCCGTGTACTACATAAGATTCGTGATCTTGTGCAATATCCTAGCTATGTTAAAGATAACCAAACTTTCTACGAAGACTATATCAACGAAGTTAAGCCATATCGTACACAGATCCGTGAGTATGTGCCTTTGTACAGAGGTACTGATTACCTACACGCCGGTGCAACTGACTTTGATTTGCCTTCATATTATGATACAGTGTCTAGCACCTTCCGCAGCCCGGATGGCACATACTCAACTGACGCTGAATTGTTAACTACTGCTAACTATGCAGATTGGAATAACAATCACTCTTATAGTGTAGTTGAAATTGACATTGCCAATGGCGGCACTGGTTACACATTAACACCAAACGTTGAAGTGTCTGGTGGCAATGGGTCTGGCGTAGTTGCACATGCAACAATTAACGTCACATACGGAAACATCGCAAGTGTTACTATTGTTAACCCTGGGTCAGGATTTACTACTCCTCCGGTTGTTACAGTTAACGGTAACGGAACTGGTGCAATTCTTGTACCTAAATTAAAGAACGTATTCTTTAAGCCTGACCCATCTAGCAGCTACAACACAGTGCGCACATTTGATACAACTATTAAATTTGACCGCACTAACTTTAGTAGCAACGTAGTAGACTGGGCTGCGAACACCGCTTACTCTGCAACTATTTCGACAGGCGCGGGCACAGGAAACATCTGGCTAGCCAGCGGAAACCTAGTAACGTATAACAACATCATCTACAAGCCAGTGACTGCAAATGCAAACACTCATGCTACATTTGATTCTAGTTTGTTTGAAGTTGTTAATGCTGGTAACGCACTGATTAGAGCAAACGACCGCGTTCTAGGTTACTACCAACCGGGTGTTGGGATGCCAGCTCGTGTAGTATCTCTATTAGTTGATGGCATTGAATACCCTGGAGTAAATGTAACTGGTGGAAAGTTTGATAACTTTACCAGCAACATCAATGTTGGGGCAAACGTGGCATTCTTTAGCGCGAACTCAAGTATCGTTAGCACCAATTCAACTGTTAATTTCGTTGATTTAGGTTACGAACTAAACCAACAAATCACAGTGATTGGGTCAACTAACAATAACAAGGTATTTAATATTGTTGACGTAAGCGCAAACACAATGATCTTAGATACTGCATTAGTATCAAACGAAAGTGTTGGCGCAAACGTAACATTACGTTACTTGGATTACAATGATAGTAGCAAAATTGACAGCACTATCCAAAGTACCTACCTTGATAGTGCATTGGGCACCCGTCCAGAAGATATCAATATCGATGGTGGCGCATACGTAGACACTTTCAGCAGCCATGCACCCGAAGAATTGATTCCCGGGCGTGTATACGACACATTGTCAATGACAGTGTTTACTAAGATTTCTGGTAATACAGTAACTCTTGGGCACCGCGTATTCCAAAACATGAACGGTCAAGTACAGTATCACCGCATCGCAGATGCAAATACAACTACTTTGAGCGCCAACTTATCTCTAAGTGATAGTAACGTTCATGTAACAAATGCTAGCGTATTGCCTGCACCTAACGCAGAACAGGGTCATCCTGGTATTGTGTTTATTAACGGCGAAAAGATCACATATTACACAATCGACACTGTAAATAATGTGTTGGGTCAAATCCGTCGTGGTGTTGATGGCACAGGCGCACCGTTAACTCATGTTGCTGGTAGCCGTGTTGTTGATGCTAGTATGCAACAGATTATTCCTGGAGCAACTGCAACAGAATCGTGGTTAAACATGACAGCTAACGTAGCAGATGGAACAGGATTTAACGGATCTACAACAACAGAAGTAACGTTCCTTAAAGCTAGCCCAAGTTATACACCATGATAATGAATACAATAAATACAGATATGGATAAAAATATGACAGACGTACAACCAGAAAACAATGCCGCTACTGCGGTAGTTAAGCAGCCCGATGAACAGGGTAACATGACTATCCGCGGTCACATTAAAATTTCGGACCCAGAAACTGGGGAAGTGTTTATTGATAAGCCAAACGCTATTCACTATGAAAATATCAGTGAAGCAATGGCTTACAGTTTAGCTGACAAAAGCGGAAACTTCATTAATGTAATGAATTTTGGTAACGGCGGTACAAGTGTTGACCCAACTGGCGTTATTAACTATTTGCCAACTAATACAAACAGTCAAAACGCTGCATTGTATAATCAAACATTCAGTAAAAACGTTGACGATACTAGCATTGCTAACTTAGACCCAACTAATAATAAGATGGAAATCCGTCATATCCCCGGACAAGTGTTTACAGACATTCTAGTAACATGTCTATTGGACTACGGCGAGCCGGCAAGTCAAGCAGCGTTTGACAATAGCCAGAACTTAACTGAAGCCTTTGTTTTTGATGAACTAGGTTTGTTTAGTACTGCTGGAAAAATGCTTACTCACGTGGTATTCCACCCAGTGCAAAAAGCTCTTAACCGCAAAATTCAAATCGACTATACAGTGCGTATTCAAGCCTTGACTAACCTAAGCGCGATCGGATAATAACGTATGTCATACCTAGTTAATAAAACAGACGGCCAGTTACTTGCTACTATCTTAGATGGACAAACCAATGGCTCTGCCAGCAGTATTGTTCTAATTGGTAAACAAGTAACCGGATATGGTGAAATACAAAACGAAAATTTTGTACACATCATGGAAAACTTTGCAAATAGCATTGATCCTGCCCACCCACTAGCGGGCCAGTTGTGGTGGAATACCGCAGCCAACACTATGCAGGTGTTTGACGGAGCGCTCTGGCGCCCAGTAACTGGTTTTACTAGTGCAACCACTGCCCCATCTAATGCTTATATTGGCGATCAGTGGTGGGACACAACTAACGACCAGTACAGAATTTACAACGGCACTGAGTGGGCTCTGGTGGGACCATCATACAGCAAGCTAGACGGTAAAAGCGGCGCATTAGTTGAAACAGTTTACGACACTGGACTAACTAAACACACAGTTATTAAATTATATCACAACGGAAACGTAACTGCAATTATCAACCGTGATGCAGCTTTTACTCCAAACGTTGCAATCGCTGGGTTCACTACAGTACATCCTGGTATTAGTTTTACTAGCGAAGTTGATGCAATTAAATTGTACGGTACTGCAACTAATGCTGACACTCTAGGAAACTTAACGCCTAGTCAGTTCTTGCGCAGCGACATTGATTCAACTACAACAAGTACATTAAGTGTCAATGGGCAGCTTAATGTTGGTCTTAACAATGAATTTAATGCAACAGTCAATGGCCTTAGCCAAGTAATTCTAAAAAATACAGCAAACAACCAGGACCTGCAAATTAAAGTAACGGTTGCTAATTCGTTAACTACTGCATTGGTAGTGAGCGGAACTGACGGGTTAGTTACGGTTGCACAAAATCCAGTGGATGCAATGGGTGTTGCTACTAAAGGCTATACTGATGCAGTAACTGATAATTTGCGTAACGATACGTCTGCGGATCTTCAAGCTAACGTTGCAATAATCAACGTTGAATTGACAGCAATGCGTGCTAATACTTCGGCGGCCAACGTTGCGATTAACACATTACGTTCATTCAAGGCGAACACAGCTAACCCAACATTTACAGGCACAGTGCAAGCACCTACTCCTACAGCAGGTGACAGTTCCACTAAGGTTGCTACTACTGCATTTGTTGCAAACGCAATTGATATTTTTGATGCGACTCAAATCTATAACAATACCACAAACGTAAAAGCAAACGATGGCTCCATTGACTTAGTGGCCAGTGGTATCACTACTGCAACTATCACTAGCAGTGGTATTACTACTGCAACTCGTCCGCAAAATGATAACAATACATTTGCTGCTACTACAGCATACGTTGATCGCGGCGATAAGAACTTTGTGTTGAATGCAGTTAAGTACCAACCAACATGCTATGTATCAGACCAGCTGCCTAACAACAGTATTGGTGCAAATGGCGACCTTTGGTTCCAATACCAATAAGGATTATTAATGGCTAGCGAATTAGAAACCGTTGTCACCGTTCCGCTTGAATATATTGGCGGGCGCTATGTCCTAACCATGCCTGAATTTGGATTTACAGGTAAAGTTGGATTCAACTTGTGGGGCGCAGGAGGTGGCTGCGGAGGTAACGATTCTCATCATGGCGGCAATGGCGCAGGCGGCGGCTACGTTGAGGGCATTATTA